CAATTAAGGGTATAACCACTATATTCTTAGGATAAGAATATAAAAATACAGAGTATACTGGAAAATCTCTAGGCATAGAAGCATGCTTTCATTCACGCACTCATGATTACAGCAGCTCTGAATTACGAGAAAGAATAAATACTTCATTAGTATAAGGATGAAGCAATATGGAAGATTTAAATCAAAAACTTATTAACTGGATTTTAAAAGTTGCTGTTGGAACTTTATCAGCAGTAATTGGTATAGTAGTACTTGTTTTAGCAGTTGGTATTTTTCTACCAAATGACCAAGTAGATAATGAAAAAATATTTGAAATCATTGGCCCAGCATTTAATACAGTAATTGGTGCCTTTGTTGGTTTACTTGGTGGTTTAAGTATTAGTAATAATGCAAAGAAAGAAGAACCAGCTCCAGAACCAGAAACCCCAGCTGAACCTGAAGATGATTTAGGCCCTCACCCAGATCATCCAGACGAAGAAATCATATAATAGGAAAGTGACTCAAATGTGGAATGAAATTAAAAATCTATTCAAGAGACTTTTTGGTCTAGTAGATACAAATCACGATGGTAAAGTATCTACTCAAGAAGCTCAAACAGCAGCTTTTAATGCACAGAATATTTCTGCTGCAGCTCAGGCAGATGTAAAAGCTACAACTAAGAATTTAAAAGCTGAAGCTGAAGAATTGATAAATGAAGCAAAGCAAGATGTTAATGAAGTTGTAATCTCAGCCAAGAGCACTGCAAAGAAAGCCAAGAGTGCTGTTGATCTAGCTAAGTCTGGCAATATTCAAGGTGCTACACAAGCCGTGAATGACGCAATAGCATCAGCCAAAGATACTGTAACCAAAGCTGAAAATCTTCCAAATAAAGTACGTGGAAGAAAGTCTAAATCTTAATTTACATTAATTCACTAATGTGATATAAATAATAGTGGTGATGCTTCGGGTCACCACTATTTAACCTCGCTTAACAGGAGAAACATGATGACATATAAATTCGACCATAGCTTTGCTGACCTTGCAAAGTTCGACACATTCTTTGTCGGTGCAGATCAACTGCGCAAGAAGCTTACAGATATGACTACACAAACTGTAGAATTAGCTTCAAAATACCCTCCATATAATATCAAGAAAGTAGATGATAACAGATATGTTATCGAAATGGCTGTTGCCGGATTTGGTAAGCAAGACATTGAGCTTACTCTAGAAGACAACAAGCTTGTTATTAATGGGAAGATGGAAACTGTTGATAATTTAACAAAAGATGGTATTGACCAAACATATCTGTGGAAAGGTATTTCTGATCGTGCATTCTCACGACAGTTTACTCTAGCAGATAATGTAGAGATTAAGACAGCAAATTTGTTTAATGGTATGCTAAAGATTTGGCTAGAAGCTATTATTCCAGAATCTAAGAAGCCAAAGACTATTCCAATCAATGAAACAGATGCTCCTTCTACTCCAGAATTTCTTACTGAAAAAAGTAAGAAGTAATACGGAAATAGGGGGGAGCAATCCCCCTTATTTTTTTACCTATTACAGCCAACCAGCATATTTGTGAGTCTTACCTTGACGATCTGGTAGACCATGAGTTCCACCATTCACCCTCTTAGTAATTTGTAGAATCACTGCATCAGTGGTACCTTGATCACAAATTGCCCATAGATTATTACGTTCAAAGAACCAAAGGGCTGATTCAAATGAGAGTTCGGTAGCAACAATATCCGGATTAGTAAGTACATCTGGTCTTTTGCAATATGCAGCAAAAGCTTCATAGTTGTCTTGACCAGTCAATTGGATTGCCCCACGACCACGATACTTATATCCTTCACCTGAAGATTCAGGACCATTGCCCATGCGGCTTGCATATACTCTATTAGCAATTTTTTGTGGATTGCGTGCATATGTATTAGCTAGAGCATCAGTTGGAAAGTATTTAGAAAAGATTTTGCGAAGACCATCTTTAGAATAATTAAGATTCTCTGTAAAAACTTTAAAGTCACCGGTTTCGTGGCCAGTTTGAGCAAAGAAATGTGCAGCTCTATTCTTATTAAGTTTAAAATAAGCAGCAGCTGCTTTTAAAGTGCCTGGACCAAATGCTCCGTCGGCCGTAACGCCAATCTTCTTTTGTAGTGCAATAAGACTCATAATAGACTCCCTATAATATGATTCACCAATATATTTATTGTTTACATTAATTCCGAGCGTGTTACAATATAAATTGAATACGAAAGGGCCTACATGAAATTCTATACTGATGTAACTTTGAACCGTGGAAATATTCTTCTGCGTGGTTATGATAACGGTAAGAGAATCAATTATAAGATTGATTACAAACCATATCTCTTTGTTCCTTCAAAGACTGGTAATTCAGAATATCGTTCTATCTTTGGTAAGCATGTTGATAAGATCTCATTTGATAGTGTATATGAAGCCCGTGATTTCCTAAAGCGTTATGAAGATGTATCCGGGTTTGAGATCTTTGGTCTCAATAAGTTTGAATATACATTCATCAATGATTATTTTCCAGGTGAAGTAAATTTTGATCCGTCAATTATCAATGTTGGTTATATTGATATTGAAGTGGATTCATCATCCGGGTTTCCAGATGTTAAGAGTGCCTCAAAAGAAGTTACAGCTATTACAATCAAGCGGCGAGATCTAATCATCTCTCTTGGTTGTGGTGATTTTGATGCTCCTGAAGGAGTCATCTATATTAAGTGTCCTAATGAAGCAGCTCTACTTCTAAAGTTCCTAGAAATCTGGAAGCAGCTTGATCTAGATATCATCAGTGGCTGGAATGTAGAATTCTTTGATATTCCTTATCTAGTTAATCGTATCACGCAAATTCATGGCGAAGCATTTGCCAATAAATTATCACCATGGGAGATTCTATATGAAAGTACTCGCGAAATCATGGGTAGACCAACCCAAATCTATCTACCAAAAGGAATCTGCATCCTTGATTACATGCAACTTTACAAGAAGTTTACCTACACAAATCAAGAATCATACAAGTTGGACCACATCGCATTCGTTGAATTGGGCGAACGAAAATTGGATTATTCAGAGTTTGAAAGTCTCTATGACCTATACAAACAAGATTTCCAAAAGTTCATGGAATACAACATTCATGATACCTTGCTTGTCGAACGGCTTGAGCAAAAACTAAATCTTATTGGATTGGCCATGACAGTGGCCTATGATGCCAAGATTAATTTTAGTGATACATTTTCTCCTATTCGTCTGTGGGATACTATCATTCATAATCAATTAATGAATGATAAGATCGTAGTATCAAAGGCCAAGAACAATACTAAAGTGGATACATTTGCTGGTGCATATGTCAAGGATCCACTTGTTGGAATGCATAATTACGTAGTATCTTTTGACGTAGAATCTCTATATCCTTCTCTTATTGTGCAGTATAATATCTCACCTGAAACTTATCGTGGTAAGATGTCAAGGTACTTTACCGTAGATGAATATCTAAACAACTGTCTATTCAGTACAGATATTCCAAAGCTTCTTAAGGAACAAAACCTTGCTCTGACCGCCAACAGTTGCATGTGGGATCGTGACTTTAAGGGGATCTTTCCTAAGCTAGTCGAAACTATGATGGCTGATCGTAAACGTTACAAGAAGATCATGCTTGAAGCTAAAAGGGAATATGAAAAGAATCCTAGCAATGAGCTTAAGAATAAGATCTCAAAGTATGATAACTTGCAAATGGCCCGTAAGATTGCTCTTAACTCACTTTATGGTGCTCTAGGCAATAAATATTTCCGGTGGTATGAGATTGAATTTGCTGAAGCTATTACTCTTACTGGTCAGCTAGCAATCCGTTGGACTGAACGTAACATTAATGCTTTCCTCAATAAGGCCTTAAAGCATAGAAAAGATCGTGTTATTGCTATTGATACAGATTCTGTATATCTAAATCTTGAGGATCTAGTAGATAAGAATAGTCCTAATCCAATTGATTATCTAGATAAGGTTTGTACAGAGGTTCTAGACAAGAAAATCAAAGATAGCTTTAAGTCTCTTGTTGAATATACTAATGCATCTACTCCGTTCCTTAATATGAAGCGTGAAGCTATTGCAGACAAAGGTATCTGGACTGCCAAGAAGCGGTACATTCTAAATGTACATGATAATGAAGGTATTCGGTATGCAGAACCAAAGCTTAAGATCATGGGAATTGAAGCTGTAAAGTCTTCGACTCCATCAAGTTGCCGCACTAAGATTAAAGAAGCCATCAAGATTATTATGAAGGGTACAGAACAAGATGTCATCGACTTCATTGAGCAGTTCAGAGAAGAATTCAATACTCTATCGTTTGATGAAGTGGCTTTCCCCAGAGGCTGTAATGGACTCTCAACATATCGAGACAAAGCCTCCATCTATAAAAAAGGAACGCCGATTCACGTTCGAGGCGCATTGGTCTATAATAAACTTCTCACTGACCGTGGATTGGAAAACAGATACGAAATAGTAAAGGAAGGTGAAAAGATTAAGTTTTGTTATCTAAAAACTCCTAATCCCCTCCATGAAAATGTTGTGTCTGTAGTCAATACTCTTCCACGACAACTTGAACTAGATAAGTATATTGACTATAATCTACAGTTTACTAAAGCCTTCTTGGATCCTCTTAAGATTATCCTAGATGCTATTGGCTATCAGACTGAAAAAAAATCTACACTTGATAGCTTTTTCAGTTAACATTAATTGAATACTATGATATAATGAATTTAATTAAACAGCAATGTGAGGTACTATGAGTTTACTACTTAAACTAAAGAAGAATTCTACTATTCAAGAAACAGACATTCTAGCTGAATCTAAGTTCTTTAATAAGAAGGATATGATTTCTACCCCAGTTCCTATGATCAATGTTGCGCTGTCTGGTGCACTAGATGGTGGTCTGACTCCAGGTCTAACAATGTGGGCTGGCCCTTCAAAGCACTTTAAGACTGCTTTCTCGCTCTTGATGGCAAAGTCTTATATGGACAAGTATCCTGAGTCAGTGCTTCTATTTTATGACTCAGAGTTTGGTACTCCTAAGTCGTACTTTGAATCCTTTGAAATTGACATGAATCGAGTTCTTCATACGCCTATTACAGATGTTGAGAAGCTTAAGTTTGATATCATGAAACAGATTAATGAAATTACTAGAAATGAGCAAGTAATTATTATTATTGACTCTATTGGCAATCTTGCTTCAAAAAAAGAACTTGATGATACACTAGAGGGTAAGTCTGTTGCTGACATGTCTCGTGCAAAGCAGATCAAGTCTCTATTCCGAATGGTAACTCCTCACTTGACTATGAAGGACATTCCTATGATTGTAGTTAATCATACATATAAGGAAATGTCTTTGTTCCCCAAGGACATTGTCTCTGGTGGTACAGGTTCTTATTATTCTGCTGACAATATCTTTATCATTGGTCGTCAGCAAGAAAAGGACGGCAAGGAAGTTACTGGGTATCATTTTATTGTTAACGTGGAAAAATCTCGATATGTCAAAGAAAAATCAAAAATCCCTATCAGCGTATCTCACACTGGCGGGATATCTAAGTGGTCTGGCCTTCTTGACATTGCTTTGGATGGTAAGTTCATTCATAAGCCATCACCCGGATGGTACTCCAAGGTCGATCCTGAGACGGGTGAAGTATCAGATCAAAAGGTCCGTGAGAAGGATACGAATACTACTGCGTTTTGGGAACCGATCCTAAAGTCAAAGCAGTTCCAAGACTATATTAAGGACCGTTATCAAGTTGGTCACGGTTCTATCATGCAAGGCGAAGATGGAGAAGCATATTGATTGAACAAAAGATCCTTGCACACCTCGTAAGTAATGACACCTACGCGAGAAAGGTTCTACCTTTTGTAAAGCCAGAATATTTTGCTGATCATGCACATCGTGTGATCTATCAAACAGTCGTGGCTTATGTCGAACGTTATAATACAATTCCATCGGCTGAAGCACTAACTATTGATGTTGATAAGATTGATGGAATGTCTTCTGATATCTTTAGCAAGGTAGTAGAAATTATTCCCAATCTTATTGCAGATAAGGAAACTGATCTAGATTGGCTTCTAGATCAGAC